CGTTTTGTTGTTGCAGCGCGGGCGGGAGGTCCAGGCCCGGATCCTGGCCGAGGATGTGCGCCTGGATGTTTGTCGCACCGAGTTACGGGTTCTAATCAACCAGTTGTGCGCGCTGGCGAGCAAGTTGGACAACGCGAGGCTCATCGCGCTGGCGGAAGAGATGTCCCGGTGGCTTGAAGAGGAGCAACGGCTGTGGGTTCGGGCGGTGGATGCGATGCAGATGGCGTGTATGTTGTGCGTTTTGTGTGACGGACAGGCTTCGTATAGTGACAGTGAGAAACCCCAACCACAGGCTGGCTCAGAATAGCGTAAGTGCGCGAGGGTAATGTGAGGGTATCGGTTGGCTGGGCGAGCGAGGAATTGGCCAATGTGCTGGCCAAACTGACGAGCCAACAGGCGCGCGGAGTGACGCGCATCGTGGAGGCGGAACTTGAGGGTCGATCGTTATCCTCGCTCCTGGACACGCCGGGGCAGATCTGTACGTCGACAACCTATTATGGATCGGGGAAGCGGCGAGGCTGGAAAGATAACGAGCATTTTCAGCGCTCGCTGGAGCTGGCCCGGCGGGACTACCGGCAGTGGCTGCTGGAGCATTCGACGGGCGAGGCGCTGGCCATCCTGGCCAGCACGGCTCCGGAGGCGGTGCGGGCGTTGCGCCAGGAGATCGTCGGGAATGTGCCGGCGATCCGGGCGCTGGAGGTGGCGCTGCAGGCCTCCGAGCCGGAGCTGCGGGCCAACGCGGCCAGGCGGCTGGGGGAGACGGGCCTGTCGATGGTGGTGCCGGCGCTGATGACCGCCCTCCAGCGGGAGCAAGACCCGGGCGTGAGGAGTGTATTGGTCGATGCGCTGGGCGCGATCGCCGGATTCCGGGATGGGGAGAGACGATTGGCGGCGACCAGTGTGTTGGATCGGGCGGCGGTGGAGACGGCGGCGAAACAGGCCCTCCTGGTAAGTGAAAATGATGTCGACGCCGCGATTGAACGGGAACTGGCGCGATTGGCCGGCGACGGCCAAGATGGCGCTTCTGGAGCGGCTGCAGGACAGGCCGACTCCGACGCACTTTGACAGATACATAGACGACCCTGCGGCTTTCTCACAGGAGGAGCTGGGCAGCCGGTTGACGCCGCGGCAGGTGGAGATCCTGGAGTCGGTGCGCGATAACCAGGTGACGGTGGTCCAATCGGCGAATGCGGTCGGGAAGACGTTCGTCGCGGCGGATGCAGCACTGTGGTTCGTGCGGGTGTTCGAGCGGGCAGAGGTGTTTACGGCCGCGGCCCCTCCACTGGAGAATCTCGAGCGGCTGTTGTGGGGAGAGATCAACAGCCGGCTGCTGGCCAGGCAGGATTTGTTCGAGGAGGCGCGGCAGGGGTATCTGCGGGTCCACCTGGGCCCGAACTGGTTCCTGGTGGGGGTGGCCATCCCCCAGAGCGGGAGCCCGGCCCAGCGCGAGGCCAAGTTTTCGGGGAAGCACAGCCCCCACCTGCTGTTCATCGTCGACGAGGGAGACGCGGTCCCGGAGGAGGTTTATCGCGGCATCCAGTCGTGTATGAGCGGCGGACACGCCCGGCTGCTGATCCTGTTCAACCCGCGCGAGGCGACGGGACCGGCATACCGGATGATCCAGGCGGGGGCGCACGTGATCGAGCTGAGCGCGTTCGATCACCCGAACGTGATCAGCGGCGAGGAGATCATCGCCGGGGCGGTGACGCGAGCGCAGACGGTGAGGCGGGTGGCGTTGTGGAGCCGGCCGGCGGTGCAGGGGGAGATCAACGAAGACGCCCCCGACGCCCCCGAGACGGGGGCTCGGAGCTTGGAGGCGGGGGCGCGGAGCTTGCGCGGGGATCCCGATTGGTTCCAGGTGCCGGCGTTCCTGGACGGGGCGACGGCGGCGCTGGACGATGGGACGGAGACGGAGCCGCTGATTGGCGGGCAGTGGCGGAAGGTGACCAACCCGGCGCTATCCTACATGGTGCTGGCGCGGTTCCCTGGCCAGGCGGAACGGCAGTTGATCAGCCGGGCGTGGGTGGAGGCGGCTCAGCAGCGGTGGCTGGTGTGGCGAAACCAGCACGGGGACCAGCCTCCGGAGGGGATCCGGCCAGTTCACGGCCAGGACGTGGCGGAGTTCGGGGTGGATACGAACGTGGCGTGTTTCCGCTACGGCGGGTGGGTGGCGCCGTTCGAGCTGTGGTCGGGGGTCGACGTGTTGGTGACCGGTGACACGGCGGCCCGGCTGGCGCAGGCACGGAACGCGAGAGATAGCTTTGTCGACGCGACGGGGGTCGGGTCGGGTGTAGCGCCGCAGATGCAGCGATGGTGGGCCCGGAACGGGGATCCAAAGTACAAAGGGCGGGCGACGCCGGTGAAGGTGGCGGAAGCGCCGACAGCGACGGTGGAGGAGGGGGAATTTGGACTTCTGCGGGATCAGTTGTGGTGGTCGGCGCGGGAGTGGTTGCGGACGGATCCCAGCGCGATGCTGCCGCCGGATCCGGACCTGGCGGATGAGTTGTGTGCACCGCGGTATCGGATTCGGCAGGGGAAGATCAAGGTAAGTGACAAGGAGGCGCTGAGGACGATGCTGCGGCGGTCACCGGATAAGGCGGATTCGCTGTGTCTGACGTTCGCGCCGGCGCACGGGTGGGGGGTGCGGTAGACACGGATTTTGACACGGATTTTCGGGATGGCACGGATTCGGAGTGTAGGGCGGATAAGGAGAGTTATGGGCGCTAAGGAGGGTATGGAATGACTTGTGTCGTAGGGCTTGCGGAGGGAGGGAAGGCGTACATTGGAGCTGATTCGGCTGCGGCGGATGGCTGGGAGGTGCGCGCAACCGGGTTACGAAAGGTGTTTAGACGACAGGGTTTTATCATCGGATACACCACGTCCTTTCGGATGGGGCAGATTCTACAACATCATCTGACAGTTGAACCACGGAAGACTGAACTTGGCGAAGCCTATATGGTGTGCACCTTTGTCGAGGCAGTACGGTCGTGCCTCAAGGACCACGGTTTCGCAAAGGTTGAGAACAACGTGGAGGAAGGCGGCCAGTTTCTGGTCGGCTACGAGGGTGTTATCTATGAGATCGCCAGCGATTTCCAGGTGAACCGTTTCGCAGATGGACTTGCTGCCATCGGCTGTGGCGCGGCATACGCGCTGGGAGTGTTGAAGGCGCTGGACGATCTGCCCGCTAGGGAGCGAGTACTTCGTTCATTGGAGATCGCGGCGTATTTTAGTGGCGGCGTGATTGGGCCGTTCCGCGTAGTCCCTGAGTAGCGAGCATTTCCTGGGAAATGTGAGATGGATATACAGGTGTTGGTTATTGAGATCGCCAAACTGGAGCTGAGCCCAGGGGATGTGCTGGTCGTCAAGCCTCGCGCCAGATTGTCGATAAACGATTGCCAAGTGCTTCAGTGGCATATTGAGCATTGCGTGCCTGCAGAGATCCAGGTGGTGATATTGAGAGAAGACGTCGATCTGGAGGTCGTGAGGCAGGCTAATGGCTGAGAAGACGCCATTCTTGTACAGGCTGGGGACGGCGTTGCAGGTCCTGGCCGGAGAGAAGGCGGCGGGGAGCGATAACGTGACGGCGTACTCGACGGTCTCGACTTGGAAGGAGGGACGGTCGCTCAGCAGCAATTTCGACTTTACGAGTGCGGCCCGTGAAGGGTACATGAGCAACGAGGTGGTGTATGCGGTGATCAGCGACATCGCCGAGAGCGCGGGCGAGCCGACGTTGCGGGTGTACGACGGCGACCAGGAGCTGGAGAACCACGCGGCCCGGCAGTTGATCGTGAAGCCTAACCCGGCGATGACGGAGTTCGAGCTGTGGGAGCTGACGCTGGTTTACCTGTGCCTGGCCGGAAATGCCTTCTTCCAGAAGGTGCGGAGCCGGGCGGGGATACCGGTGCAGTTGTGGCCAATCACGCCCGGGCGGATGAGGCCAGTCCCGGACCGGGTCAAGTTCATTCGGGAGTGGCGATACCGGTTGGATGATGGGTCGGAGATCCCGATCGACCCACGGGATATTGTACATTTCAAATATCCGCACCCGCTCAATCCTTATATGGGGCTGGCGCCGATGGCGGTGGCGGCCCGGGCGGTGGACCGGGACAACGACGCGACGGATTTTATTGGTTCCTTTTTCAACAACGCGGCGGTGCCGCAGGGTCTGCTCAAGATGAAACGGCAGGTCGAGGAGGGGGAGGCGGACCGGGTGCGGGCGCTATGGCGGGCGCGGTACGGAGGCCGGCGGGGGTGGTACGACGTGGCCGTGTTGGATGCGGACACGGAGTATCAGCGCCTCGGGCTGACCCAGCAAGAAATGGGGATGCCCGACCTCACGGATCTGACCGAGACGCGAATCTGCATGATCTTTAAGTGGCCGGCGATCCTGATCGGGGCACTGGCCGGGCTCAAGCGCGCGACGTACGAGAATATCAAGACGGCGCGGCGCATTGCCTGGGAGGACACGCTATCACCAATTTACCGACGCTTCAGAGCACGGATGAATATGCACCTGGCGGAGGACTTTGGCTGGAAGGCGACGATGGAGCCCTTCCGCTGGGATTTCAGCCAGGTATTGGCACTGCAGGAGGATGCGAACGCACGGGCGGAGCGGGGGCGGCAGGGGTTCCTCGCCGGGGGGATGACGCGGAACGAGTACCGGGCAATATTGGGGCTGGATCCTGATCCGGCCGGGGACGTGTACGTGGTTAGTTTGGGGGTGTACGAACTGCCGCAAGGGAGATCTCCCTCCGGCTCTCCAGATGAGGGGGAGAAATTCGAGGCGTATCCGGCGGTGAGCCGGATGTACCACCTGGTGCGCCGGGCGATGGCAGGCAATGAGCGCACGAGCCTGGATTGATCATCTCCGGGAAGATTGGGACGGAGCCGGGCTGCGACTGTGGAAGGGGGTCATCGACCCGGTCGCCAGGAGTTGGGAGCGGCAGTTCGCGGAAACGGCGTCGGGGCTGTTCGGGGAAGAGAAACGAAGGCTGATCGAGGCGCTCAGGCCGGGGAAGGCGTCGGTCGTCGATTGGGTGGCGATCGAGTTAACAATCAAAGAGGTGCTAGAGTCCCGCGAGGGTGATTGGCGGGCCGGGTTCATCCCGCTATTCCAGGGATTGAGCGAGGAGTGGGCCGACGAGTGGTCGGTCCAGCTCGGGGTTGATTTCGCGCTGACGCAGCAGGAGGTCCTCGATTTCGTCGAGGATTACTCGTTCCACTTCGTGGAGCGGCATCAGGGCGTGACGCGGGATGGGGTGGCCCGGCTGGTGGCGCAAGCGGCCGAGGAGGGATGGGGCATCCTCGAGCTTATCGGGAGCGGGCGCGAGGGGACCGGGCTGCAGGGGCTCTACGACGGATGGTCGTTCCTGCGGGCGGAGATGATCGCCCGGACGGAGACGATCCGGAGTGAGAATGCAGGCGGCCTGGCGGCGTACGAGGGCGCGGGGGTCCAGCAGGTGCAGTGGTGGACGGCGCTGGACGACCGGGTGTGTGCGTTTTGCGGAGCGTTGCACGGAAAGATGTGGGTGACGGGCGATGCGCTGTTCAAGCTGGGGGATGAGTTTCGAGTGGGACGATCAGTGCTGCGGCTGAATTACGAGGATGTTCGTTATCCGCCGCTGCACGTGTTTTGCCGATGTACGTTGCTACCAGTGGTAGCGTGAGAAAATCCAGTTCAGTTAAGGAGGCGAACGATGTTCAGTAGAAATGGCAGTGGTGGGATCAAGATCAGGATCTACAAGAGCAACGAGCAAGTGAATTGGTGGCAGGTGGTGCTCATGGTAGGGCTGATAATCGCGCTTGTCTTGCTTGCATTGACTCTGCCGGGGTGCGCGGTCGAACCGGAGGAGCCGGTGGCACGGGGGACATACAACTGTGATGTCTATACGGAACAGGGATGTGCGAAGTTCGTGGTCGCCAGCGGGGGCGAGATCGAGGTGCAGTCCGGCGGGACGGTGGATGTGCAGGATGGAGCTACGATAGGCCTCGGTGGGACATCCTCATTCGGAGATATTGATGCGACTGGCACGATCACGGCCGCGACGGGGTTTGTGGGTAGCGGGAATGTCTCGCTGGGGGATGCGATCGGGGACAATATCTACGTGTATGGCCAGATGCGGTCCTACGATGGTTCCGACAACTGGGCGGACATCTCCGACGTCAGTGCCCTGGGTAGAGGGAATGGGTGGCACGCCAGTTACAATGTCACAGACGGCGGGAGCGACCAATTCCAGGCGCTATTTGCGAATACTCAGGTTTGCACTACTACCAATACTGGGTCGATCTACGGCCTGGAGGCCAAGGCCACGTACAAGGCGACCGAGGGATCCGGTCCTTACGCAATGGC